GTTATTACCCAAATTAATATTGACAATATCATTAGGCTGATAGCCAAAGCCACCCGATGAGCCAATTTGAACGCCTATAACTGTACCCGTGTTTGGATCAGTACTGATGTCGAGTAGAAGCCCTGAACCTGAGCCACCAAAAACTGGCACATCAGTAGCGTCAACATAGCCACCCGTACCACCTTGTACTAAGTTTCCGGATACCACTTCGCCAATCGTTTCGGCATAGATTTGAATCTTTGGTGAGCCTGTCATTACACCTTGTGAATTACCCACTTGTTGTACTAACAATTGCGCCCCTGTTCCAGTTCCTGAGCCTAACTGATAAATTGTGCCGACATTGTAACCATATCCACCATGCAGAATATCGTAGTCAAGCAATTCACCTGCTCCCCCTACCTGCGTTACCTCAATTTTGAATCCAGTGTTACCAACGAAATATTCATCTCCTGCCTGATAACCTGTACCCTGCATATCAATCGTAGCCACTTGCACCCATCCATTAACAACAAAGATATTTCTTTGACCACTGTAATAGTTGATGTTGTTCTGCTCTAATTGAATTGCAAGTATTTGTCCCAAAGGGAAGTCGTTCCAGTGCAGGAAAATGTAGTCCCGAATTGCAGTGAACGTCTTAATTGCCTCATTGTATCGATTGTACATCAAGGTATTTAGTGTTGATGAAAGTCGAGATAATTCGCTACGGGCAATCGTATTGCCAAATGGAGTCATCGTATTCATCGTGTCCTTAACGTATTCGAAATAAATGAAGCCTAAGAGCATTTCCGGAATTCCATTGGAAATTAATAACCGATAAATATTAACGTCCTCTGAGAATGGATTGTAAAAAAACAGGAAATTAGGCGACTGAGGTATCTGCGTTTGCTGATCTAAGTCTGCAACGAAGGAAGCATACAAAGTAGCACCAAATAACTCTGTCAAGTACAACGGCTCGTATTTGTCGATGTATGCCTGTAATTTCGCTGAGTCATAGATGCCCGTATGCAGTTCGTATTTACCCGTAAAGTCGCCTACCTGTGTTATCATTTCCTATTGTTTTTTAAGTTTTCCAATCCCTTTGCGAACAAAGATTTTGAGAAGTTCGCCTGTAACCTTCCAAATAGTCCCCTTGGGCATAGTTGGATTGAGTCCAGTTGCAATAATCTCGTATTCTTTCTTGTCGTCAACCTCGATGTCCAAAGTGAATTTCTCAGCAGTTTTCTCCACATGGATGTCTACACGCTTGGTGTCAACATCTGCAGTTACTCCCTCCTCAGTTTTATGAATTTCAACATCCACTTTGGGAGTATCGATTGTTATGTCCACCTCTTTCGCCTTTGGCTTCCGTCCTCGTTTTTTAATTTCCTGTGCCATTTTAAGTGAGATTAAATTATTGATTCAGATTAAAGTGCTGCGATTGCAGTTGTGAAGTCGCCTGTTACGAATGCGCCTGTATCGTTTTGCTTAACGAAAGAACATAAACGTGCTTCTGCTAAGATCGATACCATGTTTCGTGCAAAGTCATCACCTTCGTAGCCCACTTGGATGTTAACACCCTCGCGTACTCGTACATTGAACTTCGTGAAGTCGCCTACAAGGAAGTTATCAGAAGTCATGTTAGTTGAAGAAATAATAACTAAGCCACTCAATTGCATGTTTGGTGCCATCCCCATTGCGAAGTTCGGGTAAGTGTACTCACCTTGAGTCGTTTTGCTCATTTCGATACGTGCAACATCATCCGGATGAAGAACAATATGAGTAGGAGTAAAGTTAGCCCCTTCGATTTGTGCCTTAGCCACTCGAAGAACATCGATAACTGTTGGGTTAGTAACTGCACCTGCAAAGATACCTGCAGCCCACGCAGTAGATTGATTGATAACACCATCGATGTTGTTACCTGCGCCATTTCCATTCAACAATTGGTCGTCCATGTTTTGTTCGATAGAAGCCATCAAGTCGTTGTTGATTTCAGCCTGAACGAATGAAAGATCACTCAACATTTCTTTAGAAACCTTGATGAATCCTGCCACCTTCTTAACTGCTACAGAAACCTCAGTGTACTGAACTTGTCCATTCGCTTTTGTTCCTGCTTCGTTGATGAATCCAGTCGTTGACTGAGTGTCTTGAGCAATGTAAGTAACGAACTTGCTTGAAGTAGTACCCACGTTAGAAATCTCCATGATTCTGCGGATAGGTCGCGCTATTTTGTTTACCCCTGCCTCAAGAGTAGTCAAGGCGTAAGTTCCAGTATAGTCGCCTGTGATTGTGGTGTCGGTTTTAACTTCCATGTTGAAGTCGTTTCCTTTAGCCACGTTGTCAAGCATTTCAGTGTGCTTTTCTGCAACCACCATACGAATAGCCTGTGATAAGTTCGCAGGGGCTTTTTCGTTTGACTTTTTCGCAGTTTCTTTGATAGCCTCTAATTGACCTTCAAATTTAGCGATCGCGCTCTCGATTGATGCGCTTTTTTCCTCAAGGGAAGTTAATTTCCCTAATTCACTTTTGATAGCATTTACTTCCTCAGAAGTCGCCATCCCTTTTGTTTTTTCAGCAAATAGCCCGTTAAGTTTTTCGACTACTTGCTCAGGTGTTAAATTTTCCACTTTGTTAAAGTTTAAATTGTGTCCAGTTACTTGTTGGTGAACTGCTTAACCACTTGCGCCCAATCGAATTGTTGCGTTGGCTCCCCCTTGGCTGAGTGTTCGTCTTTTGCGAACGGCTCTGCAGTTGAGAGTAACATGAATTCGTTTTGAAGCCATTTTAAGCGCATCTCAAGTGCGTAACCCCTTTCGTCTGAGTATTCTCCTGTTGTAAGGGATTTGATTACGTTCTCGATGTGCTTAGAGGTCTCTATGAGCCTCGTACGTTTATCCTCGGCTGACTTGACTTCTACCACTTGAGTGAATTCATTCGCGCCAAAGGTAACTGCACTACCCTCGAATAGTTTTACCTCTGTTATGTCGTAGTAGCCTCCAGTTGACAGGGAAGCGTCCTCGATATATTTGATTTTGTCTTGCACATATTGGAAGCCAATGGAATGCTCTCGTATGATTCCCATCTTGTAGTCCTCCCATGCGTCCTTGGCAATGGTGGAGTTGCCCATCTGCGCCACCCCGAATAACCCATAGTCATCTTCCTGCAGAGTCAACCACTTGCCAATCGGTTGCTGCCAATCGTGGTGCCTTAGGAATGCTATCTTGCGATTGCTCGTTGAGTTTACCCCACGTTCAGTGATGGACTTCGTGAACGATCCTTTCCGGATAATATCTGAGTCGCTATCCATTGAATCGAACTTTGACAGGTACACTGCTACCTGCCGCTTTTCAGAGTCCATGTCCTTGATGCCGTCAAGGGTCTTGGTGTTGTATAGATTTCCTTTCATATTGTAAAGTTAATAATCAATTCTCAATAAATGACGAATTTCTTCTTCGTCCATGTTCACTCCTAAATTCCGTAACTTCTCCAGTGTCTCGGCTTTTATCTTCATGGTGTTGGCTGCTTGGACTTCATCATCCTGCATGATCGGTAAATGGTCGAATTCTGCCTTCAGATAGAAGCCCTGCTCATGCAGTCCCCATTGGCGCATCATCGAGTCATAAAGGCTCTGCGTTTCAGGAATGATGGTGTCGGTGTAGATCATGCGAATTGAATCGCGCACGTTGGAGAAGGTCGTGCCTTCCACTGAACTGAATATATTAGCATTCAGCCCGTATGCATCGAACAAAGCCAATTTGTCTGCAGTCAGTTCCTCGAATAGCATCAGGTCTTTGGTCGGGTAACTCATTGGCGTCCACTTTACCTTTGCCTCAGTAATGATTAGTTCGTCCTTCTGCCGTTTGAACCAATCGCGTTGAACTTGCTGCTTTTCCTCAGGAGTCATTGGGATTGCTCCTGCCATGTCGCTATTCTCAGACGACAGGATGCCAATTGCTCCAATGTTTTCGAGTAGTACATTGCGCTTGTGGTATTGCGCTCGGATGTTTGACAGGGGGAAGCGTAAGGTCTCCACTCGGCTAACGGGCTTGATTATGTTCATGCCATCGTCAGTAGTAACATAGAGCATATCCACCCACTCGATTGCCTCCTTGTCTCCAGTGTCGTACACAAAGGTGAATTTGTCAACCATATCCTCGGCATCCATTTGCTTGAGTTTCTTTCCACTGAGGTGCATCTTGACCTTGTCAGCAGGAAGTGGTACAATCAGGTTTCGAATCCCACCCATCCGCGCAGGTGCATAAGCGAAGGCGTTGTTGTATAAGCCATCTTGTACGCTCATAGAATACACCACGTCTGCCCATGATTGAATGGCGTTCGGCTTGTCGATTAAGTCCAGTAGCCAATGTTTCTCGACTTTGTTTCCGGATGCATCATACAGGCATGGCTCATTGCTTGACATCATTTGCGCCCGTTTGTCGATGACGGCTCTGAGTTCGGGAATCTCAATGTATAGTTTCCACGCATCGTGAACGTCTATCCATACGGCTTCCTTCTTCCCCCATATCTGCGATTGGTTGACAGGAAGGATCGTTCGCATTGCATCAATGTATCGCCCCATTGGATTGAAGTTAACACCGAAAAAAGATTGCCAAAAATTTATTAAGTCCATGTGTTAGAAAGTTTCATTAAGTAAAGTTAGGTATTTTTAAACAACGATTGCAGAAAAATAGATAGCCCTGCCAAACAATCAGGTGCGTCATCGTGCTTGTTCTTCCCTTCCTTTGAGAAGGATAGTACATTCTGCACGAATTGGATCGCCATCGAGTCCTGTTCTCTGCGGATGAAAGTTAAGCGATTTTGGATGAACACCGATTGCATTATGATTCGGGTAACTTTGTTGACTTGATTCGCCACCTGCAGTATCTTGCACTCGGTCAGCGTTTGTAGTTGACGGCTAAACATCGCCCCCATGGAGTTGGATTCTACCCTGCAGTATTTGACCTGCCATTTGTTCAGCAGGGAAGCGCACATGGGAAGCGTGATGTCGGTATTGTCTCGCGTGTACACGTAGTCGCAAACAAACCACCGATTGTTGACCAACACTGCCACTGCCATTGCCGTATAGTCAGCCCCTTGGTCTGCGACATCGATATAGGCTATTGCCCCTGCCACCTCGTGTTGTTCGGTCAGCGCATTGAACTCAGATTCCTCAAGGTATTGAAGTTCGCTGAATAGACGTCCTTTGATGTCCACAGGTGATTGCATATACTCGGCACTCCATATCTCCGGAGAAGTCCTTCTGCGTTTCTCCATGAATTCCTCAGTGGTCATCACTGATTCACAAAAAGATTCCCCATTGTCGTTCAGTGCAGGAATGATGATTGACCTTTCGTATACGCCCTGCTCCATGTTCCTGCCAATGACATCGTTAAGCGACCATCGAGTCCCGATGTCTACCCTTGCGCATCCAGTTTCAAAGCGTGAGTCGTGAGTGGATTGCTTCCATTGATGAATACGATCGTTTACAGTGTCGCTGAGTGCATCTTCAATCCCTCGGTAAAGGTCATCGGTGATGGCTACCTTTGTGGCTCCAAAGCCAATGATAGTACCTCCTACCCCTGCACCAAAGTAACCCACTTGCCTCGATGAGTTGGTGTTCCACCCTTGTAGATTCTTCTTGTCATCGCTGAGCCTAACATCAGGGAATACCTCCCTGTACCCTCGCGATTGGATCACTGCACGAACATCGTAGGAAAACTTCACATAGAGTGTTGCAGTACAGGTGTTACGCATAACTGACTCAGAAGGATTGCGCCCCAACGTCCATGCACAAAACAGGGAAGTGATGTAGGACTTTCCTGCTCTTGGGGGCATCGACACTGATAGCGATTTCAGTTGTCCGGATTCAATCATCTCCAGTGCTTCTGCCACTTCCTGAAGGAATGGTCGTGCCTTGAAGAAGTCAGGATCAAGGTAAAGACAAAAGTGCCACAGGGAACGCCTCGCTAATTCTCTGCGAAGGAGTAAGCGTATATGCTCTTTGTCCTTTGGTGACACCTTCATTGCCATTGCCTCAGTCATTCAGCAGTTGAAGTAGTTCGTCAGTTGAGATTCCGGATAAGTCAGGCGTCTTGATGGTGGTCTCTACCTCTTGCTTTTCAACGTACCCTCGCTTCTTGCCTTTGGTCTTTAGGAAGAATATAATCGCTGCCGTATTGCCCTGCAGGATTTCCTCGTGCAGTTTCGATTCGGCTAAGTCCAGTGTCATTCCCTCAATGGATTCAATCGAGGCTCGGTAGGAGTCATCGTCCCTCATCCATCGGTAGTGAGTGTCCCTTGCAATCCCCACGTTACGACATGCAGTTGTTACGATTCCCAATGATTTCTCCATCGCTTGAATCATCGCTTTTTTTTGTGTGTCCGTTTGTGTCTTAGAGGCTCCCATACATTTTATTGTTATAGTTTGTATCTCAGTGCGTTTCTCTACAAAGTTAACGTATTATGTGTTACTGTGTATAATAATGCCTTAGAATTGAATTAAAGTGTATTCTCGGCTATTTTAATCCTATAGTCCACAATAACCTGTATCGCAGTCGCTGAAGTCCTCATCGAATAGTTCCAGTTGCATACGATGGCTCTTGATTTTATGATAGGGGATTGTCCCGAATTGCTTGTCAGTCATTACCTCTTGCATCATGAACCAATCGAACTTCTTGGCTGAGTCGGTTTCGCGATCGTTTGCTCTTTTGTTCAGGAGGATTGGATTCTGATGGAAGCATCCTACACAATTGTTATACTTCGCAAATCGTACGTCCTTATCTTTCCAATATTTTTGAATTGTGTCAGAGAAAATTACGTCTTCAATCAGAGGGAATCGAAGCCTCCTGTAAGGAAGTTCTTTCCATTGGTTTCTGCCATGCTTTTCACCCACCTTGAATTTGTAGTGTTC